GAGAAATACGCCTGAGAGCTAGGCGAGGGAGGATAAGTTAATGGAATGGACAGAAGAAGAAACCAAGGAACTTAAAAAGTTATGGGGCACGGGCATATCCGCTAGACAGATCGCTGTTGAGATTGGTCGGACGCGGGGCGCTATTATCGGACGGGCAAACAGGATCGGTCTGGCAAAACATAAGGCCAAAAGACCAGATTTAATTCTTGTGGAGGTGCCGCCCCCAGCAAAGGCGGCGGGGTGCCAGTTTCCGCTGGGCGACTACCCCTATCATTCTTGCGGAGAAGAAGTCACCAAGGCACCTGATCAATCGACAAACGTTTATTGTAAGACCCACTACACCCTCTGCTACCGACCTCGGATAGGTGTGAGCGATAAGTTCATCAGGGAAGACGGTCCAAAGGTCATTCGTCCTTTGGTCGGGTGGGGTAGCCACGCAACGAGATTGCGGTGAAGAAACTTATTCTCTTGTTGGCCTTGGTCTCTGTACCGGCGCACGCTGGCGAGGGTGACAAACAATGCCTTGCCGAGGCTGTTTACTACGAGGCCCGTGATCAAAAATGGGTTGGCATGTTGGCCGTTGGCATCGTTATTCAGAACCGCGTCCGGAGTTCGCGCTATCCGGACAACATTTGCTCGGTTGTGCACCAAGGACGATATTGGAAAGGCAACCCGGTCAGGCACAAGTGCCAGTTCTCTTATTTCTGCGATGGCAAACCAGAAAGGCCCACGGAGAAGAAACCGTGGGCCGCCGCCCTCAATATATCATCGTTGCTTTTATCTAATTCGATTGAGGTCGTTGGGCTAGAAGACGCTACCCACTATCACACAATCAAGGTCCAACCTCGATGGTCCAAGTCCCTGACGTTTCGCCGGGTGATAGGGGATCACGTCTTCTATACGGAGAAGTGATCTAGTTAGGTTTATTTGTGTCGCACTCAAAACCATCCAGAATTTCATCGAGGGATGATTCAGAGTTGACGTCGTTCATAACACCCAACGTGGTAGTCATCATGTGCGACACGAGATACAGGACACCCGTTGCTCCCAAGTCTTCCATGCCAGACTCAAAGGCAACCCGGAGAAGAGCTATTGTCTTTTCCGAAGGTGTGATCCGGTCATCGGGCCATTCGGAAGATACGTTTTCTATCTTCCGATAGAATGCGTTCAGGTTTCTATATTCAGACTGACTACTCATCAGGAACCCTTACGATACAATTGTAGAACCTCTACATCGGACGGGAACTTCTCTGAAGCTTCCACCAGGAAGGCTATTTGTTGTGCCGGCGACCGGTGGTTTTTGTCAGCCATCTTCCACAATTTCTTCCATGTAGGGATTGGCACGGCGACGGATTTGTACTTCTTGATATCAGGCATTTGTTATTCCTTTTCAGTGTTAAGTTTTTCGAGACAATCCAGTATGGCGCTGGACCCGTGAAGGTTAACCAGAACCTCTAGCACGCTATCCAATCCGTCTTGCTCTAGAGCCTTATCTACGAACCAGCGAACGGGTTGTTCGTCCATCTCCTGTCGTTCGATCATCATCTTTTTGTAATACCCCATCTTAATCTCCTTTCGTTGCTAAACCCGCCCGCTTACGAGATTCTTCGGAATCCTCGGCGAAGGGAGTAAGGTGCGAATTATATTCCGTTTGTAGATAACCGATAACATCACTCAGGAAATCCAGATAATAAACGTGGTCCACAATCCTATCAGGATCTTTTGTTTCAACGTCCTGTTTCCATTCGACAAGTTTCTTGCGAGTTGTTGGCGAAGGACGCGCTTCTCCCGCTACATCGTGCCATGTAAATGTTATACTTTCCGGCATTTCTTAATCTCCTTTCGTTTCTAGACCTCGGTGCAATTCTGCGGATTCCGTCTCATTAAAAGCACGCATCAACTTGTCGTAGTCAAACCCATCGACAATGTCGCGAACCGACATTTTTACTCCCGATTCGCCTATTTTTTCGGTATTAAATAAGAAAACATGTGTTGGAACAAAGTGGTTACCCAAGACGAACTCGGTACCCTCGTGTGTCGCCACGTAATTCCCGGTGGAGACTTGTTTGATTAATCCCCAGTGCCTGAGCTTTGCTGCATCTCCGGCGTTTGCACCGACCCATAACTTTTTAACGTGGACCTCGTGCGGGTACGCTATACAAAACTGCATTAAATTATGGAGCATCGATTTTGTAATAGTACGCTTGTAAATTTTTACTGTCTGGTCGCAACAGGGGCAACGCGTTGCCTTTCCCGTCATCTTCCTAGTATTGAGGTGGCCTCTGGCCTCTCCTAACGTAATTCCTAGTTCCGTCATCTTAACCACTCCTTCAGTTCTTCACCCATAACCACACTGGCTATGTCCATTTTGGCACGCAGTGATTTCACGATCTGTTCGTCAATTGTGCCTTCTGCTATCAGGTCGATATATGTGACGTGTTCCGTTTGCCCAATCCGGTGCGCACGGTCTTCGGACTGCATCCGCACGGCGAGGTCAAAGCTGTTTGCGAAGTAGATGACGGTGGTCGCCGCCGTCAGCGTGATCCCGTATCCGCCCGTTTGCGGATTACCAATAAAGAATCTGGCGTCACCTTTTTGTATTCGCTCGATGGCCTCTGACCGCTGATCATCAGTAGTGTCACCGAAATAGGTAACCACACTTTTCTGACCATACTTCTTGGTCAGGGCGGCCTCTATCCGTTTTATGTCATATCTGAACCGCGACCAGATGATCACCTTCCCATCTGCTTCATCCAGACAGGCCAGCAGTTCTTCGAGCCGGTTGTCCTTGACCTCTATGATATTCCCGGTGTCAGATTTGGTGTGACCAGACAATACTTGCTGCATACGCAAAAGCTGGGTCATCACGTTTGTGGCGGTCATAAATTCGTGATCGTCGATGTGCGCGAGGGCGTAGTCTTTTAGCTCGCTATAAATTCGTGTCTGGTCCGGGGACATCTGTACGCTCCGCTGCGTGTAAATCTTGCTGGGCAGGTCCAGACATTCTTCTTTCATCACGCGGGAGGAAAAGTTTTTGAGAAGGACAGACAATTCTTCCAAGTTTCGATAACCAACAATCTGATTAAACGAATGCGAACCAACGTGTCGTTTCTGTTGGACAGCGTACCTGTGCTGGAATTGGAAAAAGTTATCGCCGCAATCCCCCAGTAAATCTGGTGACATGAATCTGCACTGCGACCAAAGGTCCATGGGAGATTGGGTCACGGGAAAGCCTGTCAAGATCCTTCGATACGCCGCCAACTTCGACAATCGAATCAAAGCTTTTGTGCGCGAGGCTTTTGGCGACTTGATCGCGGTGGATTCGTCAACCGCGAGAAGGGCCTTGGATGACCGCAAAACGGCTTCAAGAAACTTTGGACCCTTGGCGGTGCTAAACGATTCGACGTTCATAACCAGCATCCGAAATCCTTCTGCGGGTCGCATAAAGTCAACCATAGTTTTCTTCAAGGCTTTGGTCGGGTTGGGTCGCCAGATCAAAATGGGGGCACCCTCTGCAACCCTGTCCGGCATGTGCGCAGGTATCTCAAGCTTCGCCCAGTTGCGGTAAACACCCTTTGGTGCGACCACAATAAAGGTGTCGATCTCGCCTTTTTCATATAACATCGTCGCAGTGTCGATGGCGACCTTGGATTTACCCGTGCCCATCTCCATGAAAAAGGCCCAGTTGATCTTATCCCAAGATAGTTCAAGAACATCTTGCTGATGCTGATATGGTTGTGTCTTATAAGAGTAAATCATGGGTCACAATATAACTCCCAATATTTGCTATTGCAATAGATAAGATCATGGGATAGGGTTATTAGACAAGAAAGCGAGAAAGACAAAATGCCAACCGTATTTGTGACTCAAGAGAACCCCCGCGTTAATATCTTGCCCGCTGCCAAGTGGGGTGATCTCGAAAGCCTTACCGATCCCTACGATCAGTTGCATATCAACCCAACCAGGTTGGTAACGCAGATCCGTCGCAACTTGCGCGGGTTAACAAATGACGATTGGCTACTGTGTATGGGAGACCCTGCAATCATCGGGGTGTCTTTTGCTTTGGCGGCGGAAATAAATCACGGGCGCGTTAATTTACTGAAATGGGATCGTATGGAGAAAACATATTATCCTGTGAAGGTGTCCCTACGCGCCGGTGGAATTGAAAACCTAAAACCTGACGAGGAGATACGTTGATGAGTGAACAAGAACTATGGAATGAAATCGAAGTTGATGCAGATGCATTCGACAAATTAACAACTGAGAACGGATCGCAGCTATCCGGATTAATAAGGACAATCTCGTCCATACAGAAAGACCTTAAAGCTGCCGAAGGCGCCGTGAAGCGGCTAAAGGTAGAGCGTGATCGCTACTTGTTCGATTTGATCCCAGCGAAAATGGCTGAGACAGGCATGACGAAGGTGGAGGTTGAAGGCAACCAAGTGACCTTGCAGCAATTTGTCAGCGGCACAATGCCGAAGGACCCCTTACAAAAAGACATAGCGTTTGCCCACCTACGGGACATTGGGGCCGAAGACTTTATCAAGAACGAAATAAGCGTGAGGTTTGGTCTTAACGAAGACAATAAGGTGAAGGCCGTGCAAGCAGACCTGGATGACAGGGGATTTGACACGGCCACAAAGACATGGGTCGAACCATCGACATTAAGGAAGTTGCTGCGTGAGCGTGTCGAGGCCGGTCAAGAGATCGACTTGGAAATGTTTGGCGGTTACGTGGGCACCATAGCTAAAATTAAGGGAGTGTAGAGAAATGGCTAAAAGTGAAAAGTTACCAGTTGGTTTGGAAGATGCCTTTGCCGAAGATGCGGGGTCTGGGTTTGAAGAGGTAACGTCTTCGGATTTGCAGATACCTTTCCTGCGTATAATACAGGCTTTGTCACCTCAACTTAAAAAGTCGGATGCGGCCTATATCGAAGGGTCGGGGCAAGGCGACATCTTTAACACGGTTACAGATAAGGTTTGGGACGGTGGTGAGGGTGTGGTTGTTATTCCCGTGTACTTCGAGATGAAATTCTTGGAGTTTGTGCCGCGTAGCCAAGGCGGTGGCTTTGCTGGAGAATTGGCCGCCGACTCCGAGGACGTAAGGAGCGCAGTGCGGGACAAGGACACGGGCATGGAGTTGTTGTTAAATGGCAACGAGCTTGTGCGTGCAGCGCAGCATTACATCAAGATTGTCCATGAAGACGGTAGTCTTGAGAACGCTATTGTTGACATGAAAAAGACACAATTGAAACGAAGTCGATTATGGCTGTCCATGATGATGATGCAGAAGCACAACAGCAAGACGCTGCCATCTTTCGCCAACACGTATCGTCTCAAGACGGTTGAAGACGGTAATGACAAAGGTTCTTGGGGTTCGTGGAGCATTGCGCTTGAGGGCCGCGTTCCATCGTTAGAGGCTTACAAGGAAGCAAAGGAATTGCACGGGAGTATTAGTCGGGGTGAACTGAAGATTGCAGCACCGGCTGAAACGGCTGTAATTTCGGGTCCATCCGAAGACGTGCCCTTCTAGGTAGGAGTGCGACCCCTAAACGGTACGGTATCGTTTAGGGGTCCACATTCCCTTGATGGACAATACCTTAACAGAAAGGTTCCACGATCTTTTTATGGGATCGCAGGGGGCCCACGGCCAGACAGACGTTCAAGGTCGTAAACGAAGTGGCAAACAAGAGGCTAAATACCAGCTTGTTCGCGCTCCGCTGACCATTGAGCTTGTCCAGAAGCATCTGGACGGCGGTTTGGGGGTTGGCTCAATACCTATCGATGAGACCAACCAGTGTTTCTTTGGGGCATTGGACATCGATGATTACAATCTGGACCTTCCGGCTTTGTACGCCAAGGTCAAGCGGTTCAAGCTGCCTTTGGTCGTGTGCCGATCTAAATCGGGCGGTGCTCATTTATATCTTTTTCTGTCGGAGAAGGTCGCGGCTTCCGAAGTGCGTGACCGGCTTTCCGAATTTGCTTCCGTACTGGGCTGGGGTAATTGCGAGATATTCCCCAAGCAGGAAGAATTACTTTCTGAGCGCGGTGATGTTGGAAGCTTTATTAATCTCCCGTACCAGAACGAGAAATATACCACCCGTTACGCTTTGAAAGATGGCGGCGATTCCCTGACCTTGAAAGAGTTTCTGAAGGTAGCGGAGAAATCTCGCCTGAGTTCAAAGCAGCTATCGAAGGTAAAGCTTGGTGGTTCTAACGAGGTCCTGAAGGACGGACCCCCGTGTCTACAGAAGTTGACGGAGTTTGGCATACCGGAAGGTGGCCGCAACATGACGCTTTTGAACGTTGGGGTGTATTACAAGCAGTTCGCACCGAACGATTGGAAAGAACTGCTGGAGAAACACAACCAGGACTACTGCAACCCACCCATACCGGCGCGTGAGGTGGTCTTGGTCCAGCAGCAACTGGAGAAGAAGGAATACTACTACACCTGCAAGCAAGAGCCGCTGCACGGGCATTGCAACAAATCGTTGTGCCGTTCCAGAAAGTACGGTGTGGGGGATTCAAATACGCATGTCCCTGTTGGCGGCCTTACGGTTGTTGAGTCGGAGCCACCTGTCTGGTTCGTGGATGTGGACGGAACAAGGCTTGAGTTGTCCACCAAGCAACTACAGATGCAGGTGGAGTTCCAAAGGGCGTGTATGGAACAGATGTACAAGATGCCGGCGCGTATGAAAGAAGACGATTGGCGGGTACTTGTTGACGGTTTGCTGGGTGACGCAACGCGGATATCCGTCCCAGAGGAATTGACACAGAAGGGCCTGTTTACAGAACTACTTGAGAACTTCTGCACGTCGCGCATTCAGGCGCATAGCCCAGAGGAACTGTTGACGGGTAAGCCGTGGTCCGAGGACGGTTTGACCTATTTCAAGCTTAGTTCGCTACAGGACCATCTCAAGCGTAGCAATTTTACGCAGTACACCCGTGGTCAGATCACCGAACGCCTGAAGGAAATGAACGGCGGGGGCGATTGCGACAAGGTTTACCACTTTAGGGACAACAACGATAACCGGAAATCTGTCCGCGTTTGGTTTGTTCCAGAGATGCATCGTGGGGAGGTTGACCTACCAGAGGTAACTTTTGACCCGGAGGAACCGCCGTTTTGATATGCCTTAATTCTGGAAAGCCCCCTTCACACAGATTAAGGCGTCTAGAGGAGATACAATGATTGAGAGACATGAGACTATCTTGGGGCCACCAGGAACAGGCAAGACCCAGACCAACTCCAACATGATACGGGAGTGCATCGAGCTTGGTATATCACCTGATCGTATCGCGTGTGTTTCATTTACCCGCAAGGCCGCACAGGAAAGCCGGGAGCGTGTAAGCCGTGATTGGGGCATCGACGAGAAAGACATGCCCTATTTCCAGACGCTGCATTCCATGGCGTTCCGGTCGGGCGGGTACAACACTGACGATGTTATGGGGCCTAAAGATTTAAAAATAATTGGTCGTGAGGTTGGGATACCTTTCGGAAGCATGGGCCGGGGCTTTGCAGATTCGGACCTTGATACCTTGGGACCAGCCAAGGGGGACTTCTACTTAGGCCAATACCACTTGTCCCGGAGCATGTGTCTTGAGCTTGAAGAGATGCACCGCCAGTTGTCCGATTACAGCGTTAGCTGGCCAGAACTGAGACGGCTTGTGTCCGCGTATGAGAGTTACAAGAAAGCCCATAAAAAAATAGACTTCACTGACATGATAGTGAACTTCGTGAAATCGGGAATATGCCCTGATATCGAGGCTCTATTTGTTGATGAGGCACAGGACCTTTCCACCCTTCAGTGGTCCATGGTCGATGTACTCCGGAAAAGACCCCGCATACAAATCTTCACGGGCGATGATGACCAAGCGATTATGGCTTTTCAGGGTGCGGATGTTGGCGCTTTTCTGGGGGCTACGGAGAAGAAGACGGTCCTGAAGCAGTCTTACAGATTGCCAAGGGCGGTCTGGCAGGAAGCACAGAACATCGTTAGCCGGATCGAAGGCCGCGCACCAAAGACATGGCATCCAAAAGATGAGGAGGGTCTGGTCCGGTTCCATAATAACGTCTGGGACGTTCCGTTTGAGGATGGCGAGTGGTGCCTGATGGCCCGGACGAACCGTATTGCAAATGATGTCGCCACGTCTCTTCGCGAAGAAGGCTGGGTCTATAGCCGTAACGGAAAGCCCAGTATTCCGGGTAAGACCTATGAGGCACTCACGGATTGGGAAGAATGGTCCAAGGGTCACGCCCTAGAGGGCGCTAAGGTCCGGAACATCTACTCCTTCCTAGAACTGGGTACTGGCTACTCCAGAGGCTTTGGAGCGCGTTCTAACGCCCTCCTGTCGTTGTCAGCGGAGGATACTGTCACGATGTCGGAAGCGCAGGACAGATTAGGTCTCCTTCTGGACGGGTCGGTTCGATGGCATCAGGCTTTGAAGAAGATTGACGTGGACACCAAGCTTTACGTTTTGAATGCGTTGAAGCGTAAGGACAACGTCCGGACCCCTCGCATAAAGGTCAGCACCATACATTCAATGAAAGGTGGAGAGGCTGACAACATCGTGGTGATACCTGATTTGTCTTACGCCGCCCACAAAGCGTATCTGCGTGAGCCCGCAACCGAGCATCGGGTTTTCTATGTTGCCGCTACAAGGGCCAAGAAGTCCTTGCACATAATCCAACCACAGACAAACCGGAGTTACGATCTATGAAACCAGTTGAGATATTGGAAACGGCGGCGGGACTTGTTGGTGGTGACAGGGCCGAACAACACGGGGATTACAGACTTCTGCACAAACGTGTGGCGGAGTTGTGGTCGGCATATTTAAAGGCTGAAGTAAGGCCTGATAACGTTGCTTTCTGCATGGTTTTGATTAAGATTGCGAGAGACGAAATGGGTATCCACAATCCAGATGACGGTGTGGATGCTTCCGCATATACCGCCCTTTGGGCAGCACTATCAGAAGATAAGAATGCGTGAGGATCTGTTTGACGAGACCGTATGGTTTCCACCTGATCATCTCCCTGACCTGTCGGGTGAGAAGATTATTGCTGTTGACGTTGAAACAAAAGATCCGCACCTACGAGACTTGGGGCCAGGCTGGGTTAGAAAGGATGGAAACCTTATCGGGATTTCTGTTGCTGCCTCAGATTGGAGTGCCTACTTGCCAATCGCCCACGAAGGTGGGGGGAACATGGCGAAGGACCTCGTACTCAGGTGGCTCCAAGACCAACTAAACCACGGCATGGACGTGGTATTCCACAACGCACAGTACGATCTAGGGTGGCTTCTAAGTGAGGGGATAGAGGTCAAAGGACGAATACTGGACACAATGATTGCGGCGCCGTTGCTGGATGAAAACAGGTTCAGCTATTCACTTAATGCTCTTGGGTCCACGTACCTTGGTCAGCGGAAAGCGGAAGAAGATTTACGCCGCGCCGCCGCGCAGCATGGCGTGGATGCCAAGGCTGAGATGTGGAAGCTGCCCGCTGAAAGGGTTGCGCTGTACGCTGAGAAGGACGCCACGCTAACACTTAGCCTATGGCACGTTCTCCACAAGAAACTCATGGAAGAGAATTGCGGCAAGATACTCGATATGGAGTTGTCGCTACTCCCTATGGTTTTCGAGATGAAACGGCGCGGCGTCAGAGTGGACGTTGACAAGGCGCAACAAACCAAAAAGCTGTTGCAAGGTAAGGAGGATGCCTTACTCAAGCAGATACACGATGAGACCCAGATCCACATCGAACCGTGGAATGCAAAAAGTTTGGCTGGGGTTTTTGAGAACCTGGGACTAACTTACGAACGTACCGCCAAATCGGACGCTCCTAGTTTCACCAAGCACTTCTTGAAAAACCATGAACATCCCATCGCTAAGAAAATTCTGGAAATCAGAGAATACAACAAAGCGAATACGACGTTTGTGGATACTATTCTTAATCACCAGTATAATGGCCGTATTCACTGTCAGTTTAACCAGTTGCGCTCCGATGAAGGTGGGACTGTGTCGGGTAGATTCTCCTCTAGTAATCCGAATTTGCAGCAAGTTCCCTCTAGGCATCCGGAGATAAAGTCACTTATCCGGGGTCTGTTTATTCCAGAGGAAGGTTGCCGGTGGGGTAGCTTTGACTACAGCGCCCAAGAACCTCGATGGATGATGCATTACGCCTCACTTACTCCCGCAACACGGGACAATGAGAAGGTCGTGGAGATCGTGGCGCAGTACCAGAAGGATGACTTGGATTTCCATCAGCTAGTGGCCGACATTGCCGGCGTTGGGAGAAACCTGGCCAAGACAATTAATCTTGGAATCATGTATGGCATGGGCATTGGTAAGCTGGCCCAGACCCTTGGGGACATTCCTTTCAAAGAGGCTAAAACGCTTCGGAACGAATATGACGAGAAGGTTCCGTTCATCAGGGCCTTGGCGTCTGCCGTTATGGAAGCGGCTTCCAGCCGGTCAGAAGTGCGGACGATGCTGGGGAGAAAGTGCCGGTTTCCAATGCGGGAACTGAAGGGCTATTCAAAGACCATGAAGAAGCCTATCTCCGCAGAGAAGCTGGAAGAACGCTGGCAGGATATCCTTAATACTCCAGAAGAAAGCCGCGACGATAACTGGCAGAGTATGAACCCTGTTAAGTATCAGGTCGCTTTTGTGTACAAGGCTTTGAACAGGTTAATTCAAGCCTCGGCTGCCGATCAGACAAAACAAGCTATGAGTGACTGCATGGGCAATGGTCATTGGCCCATGCTCACGGTACATGACGAGCTTTGCTTTTCGATAGAGAGCGACGAACAGGTGGCGGAGATCAAGGATTTGATGGAGAACTGTGCGCCGGGTCTGACTATACCGTCCAAGGTCGATGTAGGGCTGGGCGATAACTGGGGTTCAGCGAAGTAGTCTAGAAGTTGATCTTCCCTCGAACTCCGAACGATGCTTCCGTAGGGCTATCACCCCGTCTTTCAACTTCGGCTAAAGCTGAGAGGTTTTCTCCGAGAGTATACTCTAGGCCCGCACTAAGAGTATTCTCCCCAAAGTCCCTTTCAAAACTACCC